GTTTCTGCAAGTATAGGTATAACTCTGTAAGTATATGCTAAGAACGGAGTTGGGTACTGCCTCATCCAATTTATAGCAGGAGCTTTAATATTATAATCAATAAAAGATTTTCTAGCATCTTGTGCTGCTTGTACAACAGAAACACCTTTATCTAATCTATCCATAAATAAAGCTAGTCTAAATATTTCATCTTCACGTCTATACCATTCTGTTAAATTATCTAAACCAAATTTAGATTTTACTAATGGTTTAACGTATCCCTCAAAAAATTTACTACTAATATTAACACCTTGTACAGCTGTATTTTCATTAGGATTAACTTTATATATTTTTTCTAAACTATCTATATTAGGTTGTCTTAATCTGCCTAATTCAATTTCAGGTAAACTAGCGTTAAATACGCCATGCTGTTCAGCTAATTCTACTACTTTAGATCTTTTACCTCTACCTGCTTGCATAAAAGCATTTGCAGCTTTAGGTAAATATTTATAACTACCGTCTACTAAATCTAATAAAACTAAATTACTAATTACATTATTAACATGTACTGTAGGATTCCATGCAGTTTTACTAACTTTCCATACTTGATTTAATTTTCTATATGCTTTACCAAAACCTGTAGTTGGACCTTCAGCTATTTTATTCATTTGTTGTAAATTAAAAAAAACTTCTTCTGGTACAAATTTTCCTGCTAGTTTACCAAATGTAGGTTGTATAGTTCCTTTTCTTTTATCAGTTGGCACTTTAACATATTTTAAATCTAGTGCTTCCTCTGTAGTTAATTTATCTTTAGTAAAAGGCTGCTCAGATAATCTAGCATAAAAATCATATTTAGGTAAAGTTTGTGCCATTAGTCTCCCAGTTTCAGCTATTGCAAAACCAGCATTTTCTATTTCACCCATACCTAAACGTTCTTGTTTAGTAAATTGCCATCTAGCATTTATTATATCTTCATTTGCTTTTGTTGGATCTTTAGCTAATTTTTTAATTTCATCTACTGTAGCTCTAGTTCCAGTAACGTTTCCTTGACTATCTAAAATATTACCAAATAATTCCCAACCCTTATGGTCTTCAACTTGAATAGGTTGATCTGCAATTGTAACTTGAGGTTTACCTTCATCTGTAAGTTTGAACGCTTTTATTTTACTGTATTCATTTAACCATTTATTAGGACTTATAGTTTCAACTATTCCTCTTGCCTTTATTTCATCAGCAACTCTAGCTAAATTTTGACCAGTATATGCTCTTCTTAAATATTTTTGTATATTTTGTTTCATGGTTTCATCCGTTACCAAACCAAGATCAACATACTTTTGAGTTAATTCTATTATTTTTGCACGAGCTTCGTCACGCATTTCATTTAAATATTTTACAGGGACATCATATTTAATGTCACCCTCTAACATATTATATAGTACTTTATTTTCATCAGGTGTTAATTGTGCAGCTTTACCAGCTAATCTTGCAGATTCAATTAAAAGATTATTTTTTAAACCTTGAAAAGATTTTGCCTCTATAATATCAAATTCTTTTGGTAATTTATAGCCATCAACAAAACCTCTAGCAAGTAAACCTCCAATTGTTAAATCAGGGTCATCTAACCATTTTTGAGTTATTTTATTAGAAACACCTGGAGTAGTTTCTGCCATTTTATCTGCAAGTTTAAAAAACTTATTACTTATATTTTTATTTCTTACAGCAAGCATACCAGAAGCACCTGCTAAAAATCCTGTTATAGCTCTACTAAATCTATGCCCAATATTATTTTCTTGTTCAGGATCCATAGCCGTTGCACCTAAGTCTTCAGTAGAAAAACCATAAGCACCTCCAACTAATCCTCCACCTATTTCAGGACCAAATTTACCAGCTGTTATGTAATTAAAAGCTGGTTTTCCAAAATTTTTTGAATATGCATTTTGTATATTTCTTACAAATTCTATTGGACCTCTAAGTAAAAAATTAGCATTAGTTTGTTTTTCTTTTGCTATAGTTACAGGAGCATCATTAACTTCTTCAGGAACTTTTATCTTGCCAGCTATTGCAGCATCTGTTCTAATTTTTGCACTTACATCACCACGACCTCTAACTACTTTACCTTTTGATAAAGTATCTGCTTGACCAATAACTATATCTTCTTTACCTGTTAAAGGCACGTTAATAAAATCATCTTCTTTTAATTTTGCTATCTCTTCAGGGTCAGGTGCTTTTTTATCTAATTCTCTTTGTAATTTTTTTATACCTATTACTTTTGCAGTTTTAGCTATTACAGGAGCTAGTATACCGCCCGTAACAGCACCAGCTGCAGCTTGCCTAAATCTAGTATTAAAAAAACTTTGATCATCTACATAACCAAATGCTCCAGACAATCCTCCAGCTATTGCACCACCTTTTGCTATTTGATATAAATTTCTACCTCTTAATACAGGTATTAACCACATAGCAGGATCTAAAATTAATCCTCCATAATAGGCGGCTTTAGCTAATCCATCACCATCTTCTAATAAATTTCTAATTCTTTGCTGATCTCTTTCCATATTATCTAGATCAATACCAGCCATTTGTTTGACACCTCTATAGGTATCTTTAAGACCTAAAAAAAATGCTTCGCCAACACCTAATTCATGATCTTTAGTTCTTTCATAAATTTTTTCTCCAGCAAATTTTCTTGTTGATTCTGGTATTAAATCATCAAACATATTATATTTTTCTGGATTTCTTAATATAATTTGCCTATCTGGTTTATCTGAAATATTAAATGTATTTTCAACATTTAATTTTCTTGTTGACTCTGGCAATAAATTGTCAAACAAATCTGACATTATAAATTTTCCTATGGGATTAGAGGGCCAGTTGTAGTTGTAGTAGGTGCAGGGCCTAATTTTTGTTTAGCCGCAGCTGCAGCACTTTGCAATCTTTGTATTGCAGCATTTTTTGCATCTTCAGTTAAAGCATCATCTCTTAATATTTTAGCTATACCATTAGATAAAGATATATTTATCGCATCTAAATCCTCTGTATATTTTACACTTTCTGTCGTTGCAACATCACCAAATGCAAATGCTTCACTTTTTGTTTTTGCAAGATCTTTAGGATCAGAAATTGTTTGTGGTAAATCTAAATCCTTTCTAATGCCTTTAGATATTAATCTTCTTTCTTTAACTTTATTTTCAAATTTTTCATAATTTGTTTTATAGTTTACGTTATATGATGGACCTGCAAAACTTTGTTTAAGATATTTTTCTCTAGCAAAATCTATTTCACTTCCTGTATACCCAACATCTTTTAAATTTTGATATGTAATATCTGGAGTGCTTCCATAAGTAAGACTAGGATAATTTTTAGTTATATTTTCATAACCACCTAAATTAGGGTCAGATATATTAGAATTAAAAAATTGATTAAAAATTCTAAGATCTGATCTATCATCTTTAGGATTAAAATTTCTCATAGCTGTATCACTTGTAGTTCCTAATAAATCAGTCATTGAAGGTAAAGTAGATGCATCAAATGTAGATTCTTTCATCCTATCTTCAGGAATTGGTATGGTTAAATCAATTGTATTTTTTCCTATCCCACCTTGTTTTTTTACAAATGTATCAGTAACCCCTTTCCACTTTTCATTAAATTTCATTGCTCTTTTTATAGAATTAGTTTCGTAATCATAATTTTGAAAATCAATTTTAGATACACCTTCTATAAAATTTTTTCTTTCTTGATCTTTTAAATTTAATATTCTTTCAGTGCCAGCGTCAGTTAATGTAACACCTTTTGCACTTGCAAATAGTGCTGCGGGTTTTCCATATTCATTTTCAATAAGTTTAGTTCTGTTATTAATATTTTCTTCATTTTCTAAAAAATCAGGTAATTTATTATTTAAATACATTGTAGCTACTTTATCATTAAATTCAGCTAACCTTTGATCTTCAGCAATTTTAGTATCTATCCCTTGTGCAATAAACCCTTTTAAAACTCCTCTTGCAATTGACATTAGTTCTCCTCTTCTTTTTTAGGTCTTGACATTATACCTGCTTTTTTAACATCTGATTGTACAGCTTTAACACTTTTATCAAAATTTTTTTTAGATAATTTTATTTTAGCTATATTAGATAATTGTTTATTATTAGTGATATCTTGCATAGACATTTTTATATTATTAATACCTGCCCGTACACCTATTGCCATTAACATTTTCATTACAGGTTCTGTTATTAAAAAACCTACATCAGGTGTAAACTTACCTTCAACAAATCCTCCAAATACAATAACTCTAGCAATCGCTTCAACAGGAACTCCAGCATCTAACATACCTATAACTTGTTCTAAAAATTGTTCTGTATGTAAATTTTGCCATACAAACTCTGTTGCTTCTTCAGGATCTGTAAATTGTGGTGGGTGTTCCCATGGGTAATTACCTGGAGTATCTGTTAAAGATTGTCCAGGAATTGGTGCATCAAATGGGTTACCTACTCCTTGTTTTTCTTCATCCATATTTTATTCCTATGTTATTCGTTTTTGCATATATGCTTTTCTAGCATATTCTGTTAATCTATAATCCCATAAATATTTTAAATCTTCATAATCTGTTGGAAGTTTTTTCATAGGATCTGATCTTGCCGTTCCAGCTCTATATGTTCCCTCCATATAACGACTAAAGCTAGGTGCTTGCACGCTAACTCCACCACCACGACTACCAAGGCCACCACCTCCGCCTCCAAGTAAACTACCAGCTAAAGCCCCACCTATTTTGCCACCTATACCAGGTATAAGTTGGCTTGCTCCATAACCAATAGCACCTATTACTGCTGTTTTAAATAAATCTTTTAGTTTCATGTATTACCTCTTAATCACTATTGTTATATAGTAGAAATCCAAATCTACCTATTAATTCATATAAAGAATCTTTTGATGCTTGATCTTGTAGATCTAAAGCTGTTGATCTTTCAAGTGCTGCCATAGCTAAGTTATGATTTCTATTAGCTGCATTTTCTGAAGATGTATTTACCCAAGATGCTTCATCTCTCCATTGTTGCCACATAGATGATAAAGCCCAGTTAGATATATTTAATAAATTCTGTGCATTAGTTTGATTAGCTGCATTAACAGCAGATGTATTAGCAGTGTTAATTGCTCTTCTCCAAACTACATTTGATTGATCTATTTCTCTTTGATTAGTTACATTAAATTGCTGTCTTTGATTTTCTAATGTAGAATTAAATTGATTAATAGCTGCTTCTCTTTTTGCATTAGCTTCATTAACAGCTACAGTATTTTGTGCATTAAGTGCAGCTACTTTACTTTTTTCTGCTTCTGAAAACTTTTGCATACCATCAGCTCTAGCAGCATTTTGATCTGATACTTGTGTTGATAGTTTATCATAAAATTGATTTACCTGATTTTGACTCTGTGCATTAAATTGATACGATGCATTTGCTGCAGCTTGATCAGATAACAAAAATGTCTGTCTTGTATTTATATTTTGTAGATTAGCTTGCTGTCTATTAGACAAGTTAGCCATATCCATCTGTAAATAAGCATTTGCATTTGTAATAGCTGCTTGCTGATTGTTAGATAAATTTTGAAATATCATCTGCTTGTATGTAGCAGCATCTTGAGAAGCTATTGGTATAGCAGAATTCATAATACCTTCAGCTAATGCTTCAGCAGCCATAGAGCTTGCACTCATACCTCTATTAGCCATTGCAGCTTCAGTTGCTTTTGCAGCACCTCTAGCCCATACTGGTAAAGGATTACCTGAAGATATAGCAGTTTCTACTTCTTGTTGTAGTCCTGCTAATTGTCCTTTTACTGTAGCATCAGATGTAATAGTACCTTGAGCAGCAGTCATAGGAGCTGATACAGTTCCTTGTGCAGCTGTAACTGTAGGGACAGCACCTGCTACCTGTGCAGCTGTAAATTGTGATGCAGCTTGTGCAGCTGGTCCTGTTATTTGTGTTCCTGTTACAGTTCCTGGTGCAGCTATTGTTGGAGCTGTAGGAGCTGTTGGGACATTTGCTTGAAGTGTACCTGACACACCTTGAGTTGTCATTAACTCATTTGTACCTACATTTTGTAATTGTGGTGATATAGTTGTACCTACAGGTAAACTAGCTTTAGTTAATAAACTATCAATTAAAGATACAGCTTTTGAACTGCCTGTTTGCTCTTTTTGAGCAGGTGCTATTGCACCTTTTTGTAGAACCACATCTACTGGTGTTGCAGGTGTTTTAGGTGGTGTTGTCATTATCTCCCCTGTCGATTATATTTTTTGAAGCTACGCTTCTCTTGTTTATTTTTATTTTTTTTATGAACTCTTGGTCGTTTCTTAGGTTTTGGTCTTGGTACAAAATCTTTAAACTTCCGTGCCATTATGGTTTAGTTGGCCATGTAGCGTTTTCACATTTAGCAACAGTGTCTTTACCTGCAGGCAAATCTCTAAGATCTTGTCTGTATGTTTTCATATCATCTGATAAAGTATTATCAGACAAAGCTAAGTAATCAGTTTCAGCAAGAAGTCTATTTCTTTTAGCTCTAAGATCAGCTAAAGCTCTAGCAGGTGCACCATCTGCCCATGCTTTCTCTTCAGCATCTCTCGCAGCTTCTTCTTCAGCTGTGAACTGTACTCTGTTACCATTTATATTATGATATCTTGGCATTGTTTT